GGTAGTTGCCAGAAATTTGGTTATATACGCTGTAAGTGTCCTGCTTGCATTTATCAAATGGCACCGACTCACTGCTCTTTGTGATCGGTGATTCCTGTTCTGGGTAGCTCCCAGACGCGGCCATAGAGTTTAGTTGTTCTTTTGTATACGTGCTTGATGCAGTAACGCCAAAGGAAACCACTGTAAGCAATGCCAAAGCTAACTTATTCATATCCCTATTCCCCATTGGTAAAAGTGAACATCCTACCCAGGAATAGCACAGGTGCAACGGTAAACGGTGATTTCTTGATCTCAATCGACCGGGAACGGGAAAGCCTGATCTTTTATCAGGATGTTCGCCCGTCAGGTTCTGAGGTAGGTTATTTCCTCTGTTGCGTTCGTAACAGCTAAGAAGGCGGCACTCGCAATCATCAATATTGCTCCACAGGAGGGAGGGATGAGCATGGAGAAGTTCGACAGGCAATTACAAAGAGAGATGCTGACTATCCTTATCGATGCATTCCCAGAGTCGCCTGGAAAAACGGGGTATGAGTCCAGTATTATTTCCGAGTGTCATCATCTAAAGCTCGCTGCAAACCTACTTTACCTTCATCAACATCAACTTATACACATTAAGCGAATTGAAACAGTAATAGAGCCGGAAGACTGGATTTGGTTGTTCAACTACGCGAGTGTGACCTGTAAAGGTATAGACTTCATGCTGAATGATGGGGGCCTCTCTGCTATCCTGAACGTTCAGACCGTTCGATTACATCATGAAAGTATCATGGCACTAGAAGACATTATCGCTGTTGCAAATATTCCTGAAGACCAGAGGCAGGGGTTGAAAGCAGCACTTCGAGAGCTTCCGGCAGACACCATAAAACATTTGATGAATGAACTCGTATCGAAGGCGCTTGGGGCGGCTCCTGCCGCACTTCCGATAATTCAAAAATTCCTGTCGGGTGGTTAGTGTCGTTAGACCCGCTAACCATAGTAAAACGCCCCCACCCAAGCGGTTTGCTGAGGAAAACCCAGAAGTCACGGTCAGGCTTAGCGTGTATAAAAAAACCATTTGGGTGAAATACTGCAGTACGAATTTTCATAGTGATTCCCCAACCGCCTCAGAGCGGCACTGCACCATCGCTTCATATTTGCTTCGAGGATCGAATGAACCGGGTTTGGTTAATCGTGTTGATTGTCACAATTTGCGCTGGTTTGGCGCAGGATTACATAACTGAAAAAGCAGCCGATCACATCACTACAATCAGACAGTCATGTGTGATTGGGCATGGCTGCCAGAAAATGTAGCCCCCCGAGAGGGCTATTTCGCTGCTGCCAGTCGCCGCTTACGTCGCGCAAAGTAGTCATTTGCGGCGGTATCGTATTCTTCTCTGGTGTAACCCTTCTGTTCAGGGTATTTAGCGACCAGCATCATCTGGAACTCTGTCATCGTCAGCTGAGCGGCCTCTTCTTTGCTGATGTTGAAGTGGTTACGCGCAGCAATGATGTAATCAGATGCCCTGAACTCAGTGGTGGGCTCGTTCGATTCGTGGCGCTGAAGCTTTCGTGACTTAGCCTGGCCGATAATGCCGTGCATCATCAGGCTTTGGGCGATGATGACCATTTCCTGTGGCGGCATCATACCCCGCCGCCACATAAAGCCGCGCTTCCGGCTTTTACCTGGCTTCATCCAGCCGATTAGATCTCCCACTTCATCCTCGCAGCATGCGGACAAAACCGTATGCGCGGCCATGATAGCCTTACGGCTCAGTATTCCACTCTGTATGTAGCGAATGACACATTCTGGCAGGCGGTCATATTCTGATTGGATATAGGATTTTGTGGCCGTCTGGATGAGAGGACTCACCTCATCATTACAGAGATCGTAAAACGTCTGAACGATTTCTGCTGGCTCGCCAATCCTGGACATCGCGAGAAGTGAAGGTCGGAAAAAGAAGTCCTTATCCCCGACACTAATAAGGCATTCTCCAAACTCTTTAACTGGTGTCATCTTTCCCCCATAAGCAAAATCAAGGGCAGAACGCTGCCCTTTGTTTTGCTTACACAGTGACAATTACGGTGTGAGTTGCCGTGAATGCGCCATCATCAGTGGTGACAGTAATCACCGCGGTTCCCGCCGTAGCACCGGAAGGGGCGGATACGGTTACGGTATTACCCGAGAAAGCCACCGTAGCGCGAGCTGGTACTGATGACGTGACAGTGAATACTTTATTGTCTGCATCCACTGGCGCAATGTTCACGGTGAACGTTGTGCTTGAACCGGCAGCAATAGAACTGCTGGTTGGTGTAACTGTCACGCCTGTTACCGCGATATCGCCGTCAGCTTCGGTGATCTGGAAAGTGGAACCATCTGCCAGCTTGAACTCAAAGCTGTAGGTGACAATTTCCTTTACGCCGCCACCGTCGCTGGCACCAGAAGGAACCATGTAGCCGATATGATAATAATCGCCCCAATGGAAACGCATCCAAACTCCAGGCTGGCGGCGGGCGCGAACCTCATCAACGATATACTTCACGAACTGCTGAACGCCGAATTCGTCTGTGCGGTCCTTAACGCGCACCTCACCTTCAATCGAATAGGTTGGATCGAGGCTGGAGATCAGGTTTGAACTGAAGCCGCCATTATCGGCATCAGACGTTAGCGCCTCAGGACTTAAATCCCACGTAGCCGAAGTTGGAAGGCCCATCAACTTCCAGTCACCTTCCTCCGGCACCAGGTCCGCGCATCCGTACGCAAGTTCCAGCGTCTTCGCGCGACCAATTAGTTGTTCGTTATTGGAGCAGCCTTGCATCGTTTCTTACCTCACTTCTGATAATAAAAAAGGCCGCTCCGGGCGACCTTGTGTGATGTTGATTTTTAGCTATCCGCCGC